CAACGCCAGAGCGCACTAAAGCTATCATGATTGAAGGCCGAGCACTATCTACTACGACTATTTACTCGGATAACTACAACTATCCAGTATCTAAGCGCGGTTATTGCATGGGTGCATTAGTTGACAGCGGAAGCGGAAAAATCGTTGGTTTTCATTACGCCGGCGACGGAACAGTGGGAACAAGTGAGAGAGTGTTATCTGAATACTTCGAAACGGACCGATTTACTTATGAGAGTATGAAGTTGGCAGAGCCCAATGTCTCTTTCGAGAAGATTGAGGGAACTGTTCTTCCTTTAGGACACACTGCTGAGAAACATCAACAGAGTGAGTCCACTAAGATCGTTGCGAGTCCCATTGCTGGTTGTGTCCCGTTAACTACAGGAATTGCGCAATTACAACAAACAACTTGGTCCCCGTTGTACATGGGAGTGGCAAAACATGGGCGACCACCAACCAACTTTCCAAAACATCATGTTAAGGAAGCAGCCGCGGATTTGCTACGAGTAGTAAAACGAGCTAGGCCGATTTTACGGACAACAACAGGCACCATGAGGTTCATGACAACGGATGAAGCTGTCTTTGGTATACCGGGTATAGTCAACTCTATGGATATGACTACTTCCTGTGGATACGGATGGAAAAATTGTGGACCTGGAAAGAAAGGATTAATCGACATCGACACGCAAACGATTTCACCGGAATTACGGATTCGTGTCAACGAAATGGAAAAGAAGTTCAAAAAAGACATCATACCATTCATTATCGCAACGGATTGTTTAAAAGACGAGACATTACCATTGACAAAAATTGCTAAAGAAGGCCATACACGTATAATATCTACGTTGCCTGTGGACTATCAAATTTTGCTTCGCAAATATATGATGCCATTTATCATCGCATATCACGCCTACAATTTGGAGTGTGAGCATGCAATTGGTATCAGTGTTGCTGGCCCAAATGAGATGCAATTTGATCGATTGGGAAAGTTAATGGAAGGGAAAATCGTTGCTGGCGACTTCTCTAATTTCGGACCCGGCGCCAATGCCATTGTAGCAGACGAATGTTTGCAAATAATATCATCATGGTATAAACATCATGGCGCACCAATAGAGTTTTGTGCGACTCTTGAGGCTATATTGCAGCCTTTAATATGCACACCACATTTGGCATACGATAAAGTATATCAGACCTGTTCTGGGATTATTTCCGGGAGCGCGATTACAGTAGAGTTGAATTCGTTGATTCATTGTATCTATATGCGAGTTGGAGCGCTAGGGATGGGAATTTCATTATGTGATTTTAACAGCGAGATCAAGATGATCACTTACGGTGATGACGGTCTGATGAGAGTCTCTGATTACTTAATTGATAGGTTCA